ACAGAAAAAAAAAACTAAAAATATTACTAATAGTTTAACTAATAATATAAAAAAATTAAAAAAAATTCACGAAAACTATTTGAATTAAAATATTTGTTTATATTTGTACCAGTTATTAACATTTAAACGAACGAAAATGAAAAGATTATTTTTAACAGCAGTAGTAGGATTAACATTAGTATCTTGTAAGAAAGAAGATGTAGAACCTAATTGTTTATCATTAAAAGCAAATATGAAGCAAGTGTATATGATGAGTACTTGGATGGTTCAATTAAGCTCAATAGATACATTAGGTGTAACTGATTGTAGTGATACAACAGATTGGCAATATGTTTCAGGTACAACTTTTCCAACACGTATTGGAAGAAAAGCATTGAAGTAATGAATACGACACAAGCAATAGTTTTAATATCTATCAACATAGCATTTGTTGCGTGGGTATTTGCAATAAGCAATAGAAGAAATTAATTGAATAATCAATACAAATTCAATGGCAGGAACTGGAGGAGCAAGACCAAATGCAGGTAGAAAAAAAACTCAATTAAAAATTGCTGATAACATTAAAAATCATTGCGTTGATTTTATGATAGAGTTATTTAAAGATGAGAATATTAAAAACAAAGCAAGAAAAGAATTTCAAAAAAGTTTTAATTTTGACACTGAAATAGAAGAAAAAGAAGATTTTTTATATATAATAAAAAGTAATAATATTTATAAAATAGGATATACTAAAAATATAAAGTCAAGAATAAACGATTATAGTGTAGGATTGGGACTAATAGAAGTTGTGTATGTTTATAAATCTTTTAATTGTTTTGAATTAGAATCGTATTTACACAATATGTTTATTGATAAAAACATTAAGGGTGAATGGTTTGAATTAAACGATAATGATGTATTAAAAATAGTAAAATATTGTTCTTTATTAATTAAATAACTTATGGAAGATAAAAGAAAAAATAATGGTGGTCACAGAACAGCAGGTCGTAAACCTGTAGCTGATGAAAAGAAAGTAAACGCTATATTTGTACAGGCACTAAAAGAACTATACAACAAAGACACCGAAGAAGAAACTAAAATAGCATTCGTAAAGAATACTTTGATGGATTCACAGAGAGGTCAATTATTTATAGCTGAACACATATTTGGCAAACCAAAAGAAATAGTTGAAACTACTCACAATATTAACGACTTCAATATAAAAGATATATTCAAAATTGATAAGTCTAAATAACAAATATAATCTACTTGGTTCAGATAGTAGGTACTTTGTAATAACAGGCGGAAGGGGTTCAGGGAAATCATATTCTTTGAACTCGTTTCTGCTATTGTTAACTTATGAAGTAGGACACGTGATACTATTTACACGTTACACTTTGACATCTGCAAATGTATCTATCATTCCTGAATTTATAGACAAGATAGAATCAGCTGATTTAAGCAACGATTTTTATATTACGAAGGATGAAATAGTAAATCTTAAAACAGGCTCTAAAATCATCTTTAAAGGGATTAAAACAAGCAGTGGAACACAAACTGCATCACTTAAATCTTTGGCAGGTGTAACTACTTGGGTATTGGATGAAGCTGAAGAACTAACAGATGAAGAAGTATTTGAAAAGATTGACTTCAGTATTAGAACCAAAGGTGTACAGAATAGAGTGCTACTTGTATTGAATCCCGCAACAAAAGAACACTTCATATATAAGAAATTCTTTGAAGACAAAGGAATCCAAGCAGGAAGCAATTTAATCAAAGGTGATACTACTTATATTCACACAACGTATTTAGATAATATAGATAACCTATCAGAATCTTTTATAAGTCAAATAGAAAACATCAAGCAAAGAAGACCTGAAAAGTACAAGCATCAAATTCTTGGTGGATGGTTAGACAAAGCTGAAGGTGTAATATTTAACAACTGGACTATAGGTGAATACAAACAAGTAGGTGCATCTGCATTTGGTCAGGATTTTGGTTTTAGTAATGACCCTACTACATTAGTAGAATGTAATATAGATACTGCTAACAAGAAGATATACATCAACGAAAGATATTGCTTACCTGCATTAACTACATCACAGATTTATCAATTAAATAAGCAACATTGCTTGGATAGTTTGATTGTAGCTGATAGTGCTGAACCAAGATTGATATCTGAACTACAAACTGCAGGATTGAATATAGTACCTGCGATTAAAGGACAGGGTTCAGTTACATTTGGAATAGCTTTGCTACAAGATTATGATTTAATAATTACACCTGAATCAATTAATTTAATCAGGGAACTAAATAACTATTGTTGGTTAGAAAAGAAATCTAACACACCTATAGACAACCATAATCACTTGATAGATGCTTTAAGGTATATTGTATCATATCAATTAGAAAACCCTAACAAAGGAACTTATTACGTTTATTAGATAGACAATGACATACGCACAAATCATAGCCACGATACAATGCTACATTCATCACGTTAAAGGAATTGAAGTACCAATTAACCTACCGAGAAATATAGGTGAAATAAAGAAGATGCAAAAAATGTATTTAATTGCAGAAAATTATTTGCAGGTTTAAAATATTTTATATATTTGCTGTAACATTAAACAAATATAACTATGGAATACTACGACTATCAAAACGAATACCCTGAAAACGAATGCAGGTATTGTGGTGAACCTTGCGAAAACGCATATTGCGATAAGCAATGTGAACGTGCAGATGAAGATTAAGTTTTAAATAAGTTGGTTAAAGAGGTGGTCAGAAATGGCTGCCTTTTTTTGTGCTTAATACAATAATGTAAAATGTTTATTTATAACTAAAACAAATACGAATGAAAATAGAATTAACAATTCCAACAACGCTAAACGATATTAAACTTGCCCAGTATCAAAAGTTTTTAGCTATTGCAAAAGATAATGAAGAAAGTGAATTTTTGCAGCAAAAAATGGTGCAGCTATTTTGCGGTATAGATTTAAAAGATGTAGCTCAAATCAGATACAAGGATGTTGCTGAAATTACTGCTAACATTAATAATCTATTCAACAAAGAAAATAGGTTCATACAACGCTTTAAAATGGGTGGTGTAGAATTTGGATTTATACCTAACCTTGACGATATGTCTACAGGTGAATATATGGATTTGGATAATTACATTACTGATTGGGATACTATGCATAATGCAATGGCTGTATTGTATAGACCGATTACAAATAAGTTAGGAAACAAATACGAGATAGAACAATATCAAGGTTCTATTACCTATGCTGATGTAATGAAACACGCCCCATTAGATGTAGTTCTTGGTGCTATGGTTTTTTTTTACAATTTAGGGAACGACTTATTGAAAAGTACGATAGACTATTTGGAGGGGAATCAGGAAGTGCAGAATATTCTGAACAAGCACAATTTGGAAAACGTTGGGGATGGTATTCAAGTATCTATGCTCTTGCTCAAGGAAACGTTAGAAGATTTGATGAAGTTTCCAAGCTTCCCATCACGCAAAGTTTAACTTGGCTAACTTTTGAAAAAGAGAAAACAGAAATAGAAATGAAATTAATAAATAAAAAATAATGAAAGGATTTTACGAAATAAGTCAAGCAATCAAAAACCAATTAGATGATGATGCTTTTGTAAATACAGTTACCATTGGTGATATATTCAAGATTGACTTGAACAAGCAAACCATATTTCCTTTGTCACATATAATAATTAATTCAGCAAACTATAATGGAAAAACTTTCAATTATAACGTTTCTGTTTTGTGTATGGATATAGTAGATGAATCAAAAGAAGCTACTACTGATTTATTTAGAGGCAATGACAATGAGCAAGATGTATTACATACACAAGAAATGGTTGCAAGAAGATTGCTTGAAATGTTAAACAGAGGTGACTTATATGACGATGGTTTTCAATTAACAAACAATTCGGCTTCTATAGAATACTTTGTAGACAGATTTGAAAATAAGATTGCAGGTGTTACTATTACGTTTGATGTGATGACTTTTAACGATATGACTATCTGCTAATGGCTAAAGAATTACAAAATGTCAATGATGTTTTAAAACGCTTTAGAGATTATGTGATTCAACAATCAAGAAGTAATTTATCTAAAGGCGGTAAGAACGTTTCTAAAGAACTATACAATAGTATAAAGGGCGAAATAGTCACAGAAGAAAACTATTCAATAGTAGGCTTTAAAATGGCAGACTATGGAATGTTTCAAGACAAAGGAGTTCGTGGAGCATCAAGTTCTGCAAAAGCTCCAAATAGTCCGTTTAGATTTGGTACGGGTACAGGTAAAAAAGGTGGTTTAACTAAAAGCATATTAGAATGGGTACAAGCGAAACGTTTTCAGTTCCGAAACAAAGAGAATGGGAAATTTATGAGTTACAAGCAGACAGGGTATCTTATTTCTCGAAGTATTTTTCACAAAGGAATTAAGCCAAGTTTATTTTTTACAAAACCATTTGAAGCAGGATATAAGAAATACATAGATACTGATTTAATGAAAGCATTTGGTCAAGATATAGATACAATGATAGATTACAATTTAAACAATATAAAATGATAATATATTCAAGAAGTCCTTACTTCATAACAGTTAACGAATCAGCACAAGTAGGTTCTAAAATAGAATTAAGATTATGGAATGGTACAGGTTCAGCACCAACACCTGCAACTTATACATTTAGTAAATCTATTGCGAGTTCAACTCAAATAGAAAATATCTATAACATAAGTCCGTTTGTAAAAGAATACATTGACAACGTAGCACCTGATTATGCTTCAGGTGAAACTGATTCAACTACTATGTGGGTAAACGTTGAGGTTAAACGATATAAAGAAACTGCTATAGGTGTTTATAGCTTATTAGACACTACAACTTATTTAGGCACTAATGGTTACACTCAATTTTTAGATGGGTATAACTACACCAATGCATCAAATACTTTTATGTTATTATCTGATAATACAAAAGAAATTAGATACGACATTACAAAATCTATCCCTTACGTTAACGTTTTAATTAATCCAAGTGAATTTGATGTAGTTGAAGCAGTTTATAAAGATTTAAGAGGTCGTAATGAATTGGTGGTTAGTTACACAGAAACAAAAGGAATGCTTAAAATACCATTAAGCACAAATGATATTAAATATAATAAAGGCAACTATTTAACTATTAGGTATGATAACAATAGTGTAGTATCTGATTTTAAAACAAGAGTAGTGGCTGACAGTGGAACATTTGAAGCACCTACTTGTATGATTAGCACCCTTGATTTTATTTCAGATAATCAATCAGAATATGTTTATAAAGTTATACCAATATGTGAGCCTAAATACGAACCTGTAATTTGTTCATTCATTAACAGATTTGGTGGATGGCAGTTTTTAACGTTCTTTAAGGCACAAACTAATAATATTAATGTTAAAGGTAGTAGCTTTAATTTATTGCAGGATTCAATCAATTATAACACGTCTAAAGGGCAAAGCAAATCATTTAACATTAATGGTAAGCAATCAGTAAAATTAAGTTCCGGATTTGTTCCTGAAAACTATTCTGATTTAATCCAAGATTTGTTGTTAAGTGAAACAGTTTTATTAGATGGTAAACCTGCTGAAGTTAAAACACAAAGCACTACATTAAAAACTTCTTTACAAGATAGAAATATTAATTACGAAATAGAATTTGATTACGCATTTAACTTAATTAACAACGTTATTTAATGGTAACAGTAGGAATATATATTTACATTAACGGAATAGCAAAGCGTGTTGAATTGTTTGATGATGAAAAGATTTCTATTACATCTTCAGTTCAAGACGTTTCTGATATTTCAAAAGTAAGAACAGATTTCAGTCAATCTTTTACAGTACCTGCTAACGATAGAAACAATGCTATCTTTTCACATTGGTACAATAATTCTATTGATGGTGGCTTTGACGCAAGAAAAAGAAAAGATGCCTATATTGAATTAGATACTATACCATTTAGAAAGGGTAAGATACAATTAGAAAAAGCTACTATTAAAAATGGTGTTCCTGAAAATTATACTATCACTTTCTTCGGTAGTTTAGTTTCTTTAAAAGATACGTTTGCAAATAAGAAATTATTTGATTTAGATTTTAGTGCTTATAACTTTACTTATACAGGTGGAGATGTGGTTGATAGGGTAACAGGTGGAATAACAAACGATGTTAAATTCCCTTTAATTACTTCAAATAGAGTTTGGAGTGAAACAGGTACAACAGATAATATAACTACTTCAGGTGGTGCAATATTAACTTCTGAATTATTCCCTGCATTACGTTTAAGTAAAGTATTTGATACAATAGAGTCTGATTATGGAATTACATTTGAAGGCGACTTTTTAACCGATGAAAGGTTTACAAATGCATTTTTGTGGTTAAAGAATGCAGAAACATTTATACCTAAAAGTGGGTTAACAAAAATAGAATTTTCTACAAGTTCAGGATTCCCTGTGGCAAGTAGGTGGTTTTTAGGTAGTACTTTAACATATACACAACCTTCAACATTTATCAATTCATTTGTTGAACTAACTATTACAGCAGCTACTACAGGTATAGACTACTCAATATTGCTTTATAAAAATGGTACACTATTAAATACGTTTCCTGTACCAAATAAAAATAACGCAACTAATGTATTCACTTTATTAAACTTCACATCTGATTTACCTTCAAACGTAGGAAGCTATGAATTTTATTTACAATCTGAATCACCTTTAACGTATGCAAATTCTTTAATTGTAGCTGTTACAGGATTTAATAATGGTACAGCAAGTAAAGCATCATCTACTACTTCAGGACTTGTAAATGTTTCTTCTTTTATGCCGGATATTAAAGTAGAAGATTTCTTTAGTGGTATTTTAAAGATGTTTAATTTGACTTGTATTAGTTATGAGCAAAACGTTTACCAAATACAAGAATTGGAATCTTGGTATGCTGATGGAAATATAGAAGATATTACGCAATATGTTTTAAGCGATGATGTAAGTATTGATAGACTTCAATCGTATAAGAAAATTAATTTCAAATATGAAAAGTCTGAATCATTTATGAATGTGGCTTTTGCTTCAAACAATGGAACACAATATGGTGATTTATTAGCAGATTTAGATGCTGATGGTGGTGAATATGGTGTATCTCTACCTTTTGAGAATTTGCTGTTTAATAAAATAACAGGACAGAATCTTCAAGTAGGATATGCGTTAAAACAAGACTTTAAAAACTACCAAACTAAACCCGTAATACTTTACGATTATAACACTTTACAGACTTGTAACTTCTATTTAAAATACGATACAACCACAACAAACGTAACTAATTACAATTGCTTTGGTCAAGATACTTTAATAGGTTCTACAAATTATAGTTTGAATTTTGGTAGTGAAATCAGTTCTTTATTATTGACACCAATAGACAATAGTTTGTATAACGTTTATTATTTTAATTATTTAAGTAATATATATAATATCAAATCAAGAAAGTACACCTTCAAATGCCAGTTCCCAATTAGCTTATTAACTAAATTAAGATTGAATGATAGGGTAATTATTCGTGACACAAGGTATTTGATTGATAATATGAATTTTGATTTAACAAGTGGCGAAGTTAGTTTAACACTAATAAACGATTTTAGAATACTATGATAAAAGAAATATTGAATCTGTTAATGTTAGACAATCATTACGGGCAAAGTGAAACAATAGAAATAGCTAAAGGTAAATATGAAATACCTACAACTTGGAGTAAAGGAATAAACCAAATTAAAAGACAATGGAAAATAAAATAGTAAATCTTCAAGTTAACGATAATATTGACGAAACTACAAAATCGGTAGTTAGTTTAAAAACGCAATTAAGACTTGCTCAAGCAGAGGTAGCTGAATTATCTGATAAGTTTGGTGCAACTTCAAGAGAAGCAGTAGAAGCTGCTAAAAAAGCCGCTATTTTAAAAGACAGAATAGGTGATGCTAAAGCTTTAACTGATGCCTTCAATCCTGATGCAAAATTTAATGCGTTAAGTTCATCTTTGGGTGGTGTAGCAAGTGGTTTTGCTGCATATCAAGGCGCAATGGGATTAGTTGGTGTTGAAAGTAAAGATTTAGAAAAGCAGCTTTTAAAAGTTCAATCTGCAATGGCTATTGCTCAAGGATTGCAAGGTCTTGGGGAAGCAAGAGATTCTTTTAAACAATTAAAAGCGGTAGGTGTAAACGCATTTAACGCTATTAAAACAGCTATTGGTGGAACAGGTATCGGTCTAATTGTAATCGCTGCAGGTGCTATTTACGCATATTGGGATGACATTAAAGAGGCAGTTAGTAGTGTAAGTGCTGAACAGAAAAATTTAAATGCAATATCTAAACAAAATTTAGATACAGAGCAGAAAAAATTAGACACTATTGGTAGCCAAGATAATATCTTAAAATTACAAGGCAAAAGTGAAAAGGATATTTTAAAAATTAAAATAGCACAGACTGACCAAGTAATTAAAGCATCTGAAATTCAAATTCAACAATCTATTGCAACTTCAAAAGCACAGACTGAAGCAGCAAAAAGGAATCAAGAAATTTTAGCAGGGATATTAAAATTTATTAGTATACCATTAACTTTAATTTTAAAGACTGTAGATTCAGTAGGTAAAGCTTTAGGGAAAGATTTTGGATTAGAAGATAAAGTATTTAAAGGATTATCTTCTTTTGTATTTGACCCTGTAAAAACTAAACAAGATGGTGATGCTGTTGTAGCAGAACAAAAAAAGGCATTAGAAAAACTTAAAAATGATAGAGCAGGTTTACAATTATCTATTAATTCAATAGATAAGCAATCTGTTAATTCAAGTAAAGAATCTACAAAAAAAATTACAGAGGAAGAAGATAAAAGACTTCAAGCGAGGAAAGATTATATATCTAAACAACAAGAAGTTGAAGATGAAGTTCAAGGTTCTAAAGACGCTTTAATTTTAAAGCAAGAAGAAGATAAAAAAAATAAATTTCTAAATGACATTGCTCAAAATGCCGCTGCTAAAAAGAAAATAACAGATGACGAAAAAGCTAATGTAGATGCAAGGGTATTACTTGCAAAAATAGAAAAAGAAGAAAAGTTAAAAGCTGCTGAAGCTACTGCTGCTACTTTATCAGGATTGTCTGATTTATTAGGTAAAGAAACTGCTGCAGGAAAAGCTGCTGCTGTAGCAAGTGCAACTATATCTACATTTTTATCTGCACAAAAAGCTTATGAATCTACTGTAGGTATTCCAATTGTAGGACCTGTATTAGCACCTATCAATGCTGCTTTAGCTATTGCAAGTGGTATTAAATCTGTTAAGTCTATTTTAGCAGTTAAAACACCTAATGGTGGTGGTGGTGGTTCTGCTCCTACTATTAATACACCTGCAGGAGGTGCTGTTGCTGCTGCACCTACATTTAACGTAGTGGGTACTTCAGGACAAAATCAAATAGCTCAAAGTTTAGGCAATCAAGCACCTGTTAAAGCTTATGTAGTAAGTAACGATGTAACTACTGCTCAAAGTTTAGATAGAAATATTGTGAAGACTGCTACAATAGGAAATTAACAAAAACCAAATAATTTAATTTATAAATAAAAATAAAATGCGAATAGTAGAATTAATTATAGACGAGAAAGAAGATTTAGCAGGTGTTGATGCTATTTCTGTTGTAGAGTTTCCTGCAATAGAAGAAAATTTTATAGCACTTAACCAACAATTACAATTAGCTAAAGTAGATGATGAAAAACGTATCTTAATGGGTGCAGCTTTGATTCCAAATAAAAACATCTATAGAAGAAATGGTGATGACGAGTATTACATTTTCTTTTCAGATGCTACAGTAAGAAAAGCAAGTGAATTGTTTTTAATGAATAGCAACCAAAACAACGCTACATTAGAACACGAACAAAAAGTTTCTGATTTATCTGTAGTTGAATCTTGGATTGTAGAAGATACTGAAATGGATAAATCTAAAAAATACGGATTGAATGCTTCAGTAGGTACTTGGATGGTTTCAATGAAAGTAAACAACGATACTATTTGGAATGACTTTGTTAAAACAGGTAAAGTAAAAGGTTTTTCTATTGAAGGAATGTTTGCTGATAAATTAGAAATGAGTTTGCAAAAAGAACAAGAAGAAGAATTAATAACTAAAATAAAAGAAATAATTGTTAAACATAATCTATAAACTAATGGCTAAAACAAGTTCACCAAAAGGTGGTAACAGAGGTTGTCTTGGAAAAGACGGAAAATATGCAATTGAAAATTGTGATGGAGAATTACAATCACAAGGAATTGGTAGTACAGTTCAACAAGGTGGTGCTACTATCACTGTAGTTGATGGTGTAAAAACTATTGTTAGAAGTAACGGATAAATATATAAGGGTAGTTTAATCGCTACCCTTTTTTAATATTTAGAACTTTTTTTAAGATTATCAGCAGCCCATAATGGTTGAAAGTTACTATAATGATTTAACTCTATAACTTCTTCTTCTGTATTAGCTAAAATTAATGGTTTTATGTGGTCAAGATGCCATTTACCATAATTTTCAAAATTCATTCCTTCAGTAAATTTAGATTTAATAAATAAAGAAAATTCTTCTATTGTACAACCTAATATTTTTTCTGATTTTGCTCTTTTAGTAAATTGATTATTGCCACGTTTAAAAGAACCACTAATTAAACTTCTAACATTAGATTTGAATCTAAATATGTGGTCAACTTTTTTTCTATTTTTTTGTCTTATTGTATTTATTTGAGATTTAATTGTTTTGTCACCAATATTTTTATTGCAACATTTACAAAGATTTACAACTATTTCTTTTTTTAAAAATACAATATCAATATCATTTACACATCTTTCATTCTTACAACAAACACATTGAAATACAT